CAAACTAATTATCATCAACCACTTGTTCATTTTTCTGCTCCCTTAACTCAATCACCGTATCAAGTTTTTGCTGTAACCGGATGATATCGTTGTCTAACATTCTAATACGGTCAATCAAGGCAATCAGCGTGACATTGGCTTCAGCCAGCTTCGCCTTGATGTTGTTGGTTATAAAGTTCCATATAAAATAAATCATATAGAGCAGCCCCACAGCGGAAACTATTGGAAAGCCGTACTCGCTGATTGCTGCTGCTACATCCATTAATCTCTTCTTGCATCTTCTTTCCCGTCTGCCCTTGCTATGCGGTTCAGGTCAGGGCGAATCCCCAACACACTACACATCGTTGCATCAAGTCTCACAATATCATGGTTCATGGTTTTTACCCTATTATCAAGAGCTTGAACAATGCCGTGTATGCCGTTGACCTGACCAATAACGGATTCCAGAATGTATTTAATGGTCAGGAATATAAAAAATCCTGCAATCAGAGCTATAGCAATCGGAAAGCCAACATCTCCAATCAATGAAAGGGCTTCGTTCATCCTTCCTCACCCTTAAACTTTTTAGATTGTCCAGAGGTTCCGGCGTATATACCAAACACAGCAGCCATAGCGCCAACAATTACGCTGACCAAACCCGCCTGTTCGAGATTGGGCTCCTCGAGAGTCATAAACCAGATCACCACCTCATAAAGAAGGTAGATGTATACGCCTACAAACACTCTTGGAAAGATACGCCACGCGTCTATTGTTTTGGCTAAATGAACCCATTTCTGATAAGGGTTTACGCCGATATTATTAGGAGTAACTTCAACCTCTAAATCTATCTTTTTTTTAATTGGCGCATCCATATCTACTCTTCCTCTTGATCTCGCGTGGGATCGTTATCCCTGTAGTATTTAATGATGTTCAGGCTCTGTCGAATATATCGTCGAATATCCGCTAAATTATTCGCTAGGTTTTCATAGGCTTGAGCAGTCAGTCCGTAATAAGCCACAGCCGGTGCCTCTCCAGCATCGTAATTCTCTATGTATTCACGCATAACGCTTGGGTTCAAAACAATCCATTCAATTTCTGCGGGATTGACCGCTTCAGGAAGTGTGGGATGATACATGGGAGCGGGCTCTCGTATGGTCACAATCTCTACCGGAGCCACTTCCGGCACAGCGGGAGGATCACTAAATAAACTACCTAAAGTAGAACAGCCACTCAGAGCTATAACACTACTCAGTATCAGGTACTTCATCAAATTGCCTCGGATTAGTCAGCTCAACGAACTGTTGATGCACTTGTGCAGTGCCTCGGTTCACAACATTCTCAATTAAGCCCGGTCTAGCAATAGCTAAGTTATTAAGATCGTGCCGTGCAAAAGTGTTTCGTAACTCGGTCACTTCTTCTCTGGCAGAGTCGTTGGCTTCAGAAAGCTCTGCAATACGAGCTTGATTCTGTCGTTGAGCCTCTAGTTGCTCCTGCAACTGCGTGTTCTGATTAGCAATCGTACTCTCAAGAACCTGCTGGTTATTGATGGAAGTCTGAAGCTCTACTTGAAGCTGCCCTATCTGCGCCTTTTGCATATTGATGTAAAAGTACGAGCCTCCGGCAGTAGCCAGCAAAAGAATTCCTAAAAGAAGACTAAGATTCATACAGCATCATCATAAAACTTAACGCAAAAAACCACCGCAAGGCGGCTTTTGCCTCTTTATCAGACAAAGTACAGCAAAGACACCTGCACTTACGCACAATTTAGCAGCTTTTGTAACTGCCCCCGCGAAGCGCACCACGCATACCTTTCTTCTTGCCCGTAACCATAATCCCCTTTGCAGTATTAGGCCCCGGTGATTCTTTAGGACTGCTGTAAGGAATTGAGCCCTGACCTTCAATAACGGCCTTACCTACAGGCTTAGGTGCGTCCTCTCCAGGACCACTAATAATATGTACTTTACTCATAACTACCTCCTTCTCGGAGCGCCCGCTCCTAAATTAACACGAGAGCATTGACCAATAGCCCCACCATAAGCCATGCCTTTTGCCTCTTTTAGCTGTTTTGCCGTAGGTGCTCCAGCATCCCCCGGCTTACGCATACGTTCTCCACTTCCCGCAGCTATACGCTTACGTTTAGCATGAATGTTATCCCAAAGACCTTTTTTCTTAGCCATTAATTTTTCCTCTGCTTCAACCGTTCACGATCTTCCGCCGCTTGGATTCTAGCTGCAGTTTGTCGTTCCTGACTAGCAATACGCTGCTGGAATTCTGTGGACTTCTGCCCAAGCCGCTCACGATCAAACTCGAGCTCCTGCTGATCCTGCGCCAGATTACCCTTAACCTGCTGATCCTTAATAGCAAGCTCCTGCTGCTTCAAGCCGATCAACGGATCAGGTGGTTCCTGACCAGCGCCGGATAACTGCTGACTAAGCTGCTTCACTTGCTGCATCCCCTGTGCAATAAGCTGCGCTTTGATCGCTTCAAACTCAAGACTATTTGGGGGCACTTCTCCTCCCTCCTGCATAGCGGGCATCATACCCTCCGGTGGCATCATACCCTCCGGAGCCATTTGTGGAATACCATTCATTTCCGCACCGTTCAAAGGAGGCTGCTGCATGGCCTGTTGCTGCATGGCCGCTTCAGCCTGCTCTTGCGCCTGCACGCGAACATGCTCCATGATGTGTTTCTGCAAATCCATTGCCACCTTGGGCATCTGAGCAATCATCGGAGAAGAACCAAAAACCAGATGTGCTGTAATGTGTGCCTGATGCTCTTGACCCGGAAAAGCCTCTAACGGCACGCCTTCCATAGAATCAATGTTTTCTTGCGCGGGATCGCGAGGCTCCGCGTCATCTATAGACTGCGTAGCCAATATCTTATCCACGTCCCGCACACCAAGCGCCTCATACATGCGCCGGTAAACTTCCGGAATGTTATGTATCTCAGGGGCCTGCATAGCTAACTGCAACTCAGTCTGAGCCAGAGTAATACGCTGCGCCTGAGAAAAGACATTAGGATTAGACACCGGAACAACATCCACGCGATCATCAAAGTCTTGACTTCTCACAGACTGATCGGCCCCGGCTACGCTATAAGGATAGTCGTCAGGTAAATAGTCCGCCATGATCTTGGCAAGCAGCTTGAACTCAATGCGCATTGCATAATGCAACCGCTTGTGAATTGCACTCATCACCCGCGTGCCCTGTTCCAACATAGCGATAGTCGTTCCGACCGCCGCCTGCTGATTACCGTCACCAACCTTCAGATCAGTAATCGTGGCAAATCGCTGTGCCGCGTCCACTACAAAACCAAGTAACTGGAATAACGTGGGATCAGGCCCCTTGAACGGCAACGGCATCAAGCTGTCTCGAATCGCGCCGCCCGGAGCGTCCACGTCTCTGAATTCACCCGGCTGTAACGGATCATCATCGTCCCTGATCCGCAGTCCGCGAGCTTTGAAGCCTGCCGGAAGATTATTAAGAGTCCCGGCGTCTATCAACTGCCGTAGAGCAGCCGTCGCGGTCCGCGACAAACCACCAATAGTATGAATAAGCCCCAAGCCATAAAACCCAAATCCGGGCAGGAACTTATAATGAATAAAGTATTGAATCTTCTGTTTTAGCTCGTCATCTTCCTGAAAGTTACGGCGAATAGACAGTATCTGCCCGTTATCTTCGCTGAGAGTAACCACATAAGGAATCTTAATTCCGGTGGGCTCGCCTTCCTCATCCATCTCTTCATAGCCCGGAAGGTCCAGATCCACATGGCACTCAAGCAACGTGCAGTCATAATCCACATTAGACGGCTCTACGCCAGAAATGTGGTTAAGTTCTTCTGAAACACTATTGCTGTCTTCCTGTGCCGGAAGTACCGGAATATCCCGGTAAAACCCGGAAACCTGTTTCTTGCGCAAATCATTGAGAGACATTCGAACGATGTTCGTGATGTTCGGACACGTTTCTAAATCATTTGCCTCATACGGAACAATCAGGTTTTCTGCAGGGACAAACTTGGAAACTGCTCTGTCCAAGCCTTCGTCAAAATAAACCTTCTTAAAGGTAGACCCGGCTAACGGTAAATGAAACAGCATCTGGTCAAACTCGGGCGTGTACTCCTCCATTACATTCATAATGTAATAGTTCATAAACTCTCGAACCCGCTGAGACTGCTGTTCTTTTTCGTGAGTAGGTGCGCCTAAAACTACTGTTCTAACAGGACCGTCCGGCGGCAATAACTCATTAAATGCCTGAGCCTGAAACTGTACCGCCGCTTCAGCAAGAATCGGATGCGTAACGCCTGTCGCTCCACGAAACGGCTGCGTGCGATCCTGATAATTAAACCCAAGTAGTTCAAGGCCCTTGGAGTAGGCTTCTTCCCATTCCGAGCGCGAGGCTTTGTTTGAGTCGTACTCAGACATCAGATTACTGGCAAGGGAACCAAGCTCACGCTCTTCCATGCTCTCAGCCAGATTGTCATAAAAGCCCCCTGATTCGCGGGCCTCGGCTCCGGGGTCGAAATCCAACGTAACTCCGCCGTCTTCCTCTTCTATAATTTCAATCTCATCCACCGGAAGAGCTTCTTGTGATTGTTCCTCTACCGGTAAATCCATGCCACTATCAAGGGCTTCCGCCTCAACCGCGATCATTTCTTCAGGATCAAGACCGGTGCCTTCTCGTTCGATCAGGGAAACAGGTGGGTTTTTTTCTGCCATATCAGCGTCCGCCACTAGGTTGTGTTAAAAAATCCTCTGGCTCTTTAGGATCTTGGTTTCGGTCTAGGAGATAACGACCGTGAATCATTTCAGGAAGTTCCGTTGCTAAATTTGCCTGCATATAAGTTCTTCTTCCGGAAGTAGGGCCCCCCAAAGGAGTGGTAATACCTCTTGTGTTCCGAGGATTACCTAAAGCCGCGACCGGAATTTTTCTTTGAAGGTCGCCTAATCGCTCCATAGCCCGAACCGCTTTATACCCTTTATACCCTAGCTGCGCTAACTTAGCAGCGGCTGCTGCTGGAGGGAAAAACAGTAACGGCAGTAACGCATTATCCAGTTTACTGGACGGATTATAAACAATATCCGTAAGGTCCCTCATGTCAAAACCGGGCCGATTTTGAAGGTTAAAGAAGCCCTCTTCAGCTATAAAACCGGGCTCTTCTGCAGGAGCGGTAGAAGGCTCTACGAAAAACTGCTTTAGCGTCTCCCGCTGTTCCGCAGTTAACGAACCCTGACTCCTAACTTCTGTTCCGTCCTGAAAGTGCTGAACACCACCCCCATCCTGATAACCTCTTGCTTTTTTTGCCTCATTCCATTCTCTAAGATCATATTGATAATCGTAACGATCTTCGCTCCCATAGTCAGACCTTTTAGGTCTTGGTCCAAGCTCTGGAAGTGGAGGCGC